CAGCCCCGGCAGGGTGTGATCCATAAACAGCGATTTCACCAACGACCACCCGGCGGATATTTCAGTGCTTATAGCGGCCCACGCTGCTGCGGTTGTCCCGGTGATCTGCTGCCATAGTGCCGCAAATCCTGCCCCGAGCGTATCCCACTCTCTGCGCATTAGTTCGGCAAGAATATTCCCTGTAAACAGCGATTTCACCGCCGCCCATCCGGCGGAGATTCTGGCGCTAATTGCATTCCACGCTGCTGCAGTAACGCCTGTTATGCGCTGCCACATCACCGTAAATCCTGCCCCGAGCACACCCCAGCCTCTGCGCATCAGCTCAGCAAGAGCATTCACTGCGAACAGCGATTTTACCGCCGCCCATCCGGCGGATATTCTGGCTGTAATACCCCCCCATGCTGCTGCGGTTGCTCCGGCGATCTGCTTCCACAGCGCCGTAAATTTTGGCCCCAGAACATCCCAGTTCTGCCAGAGATAAATCGCTAACGTGGTGAGAATGCCAATGACGGCCAGAAGTGGGTTAGCAAACATAATGCGACCAAGCCACAAAACACTTCTGCCAACCACACCCAGCGCCCTGCTTATCAGCCCGAAAACACCGGCTCCTTTAAAGCCTAATTTAACGAGACTCATTTTCAGAACGGCCATAGGCATAAGTATCCCGGCAAGGCCGAGTGTTACACCGCCTAAAACGGCCAGCAGAGTGCCCAGCACCAGTGCGGTGCCCGTTATAACGCTCGTCAGTTTGGGATGTGCTTTTAACCAGGTGCCCGCCTTTGTCGTGAAGTCTGTCACGGCGTGAGTTACAGACCGCAGCGGCTTCTCTACGCTGTCATACAGTGAGATACCGATATCTTCCCAGGCTGACGACAGGTTTTTAAAGTCGCCGCCGAGGTTATCCGCCATCGTTCCGGCTACGTTAGCCGCCTCACCTTTTGCCGCCCGGACATCAGCAATAAGCTTTTGCAGCTGCCCGGTTCCTGCCTGCTCGACCAGAACGCTCAGCCCTGAAAAAGCCTCCTCACCTGCAATATCCTTAAACAGCCCGGATTTTTGCGCGTTACCCAGCTTTCGCGTGCGTTTGTAAAGCTCGTCAAGTATTTCACTCAGCGGGCGCAGGTTTCCCCTGGCGTCCTTTGCCTTTACGTGGAGTTCTTCAAGTGCGGCGGCTGCTGCTTTTGGCGGCGATGCCAGACGCGACAGAATAGCGCGCAGTGACGTACCCGCCTGGCTGCCCTGAATCCCCGCATCACCCAGCTTACCCGCCGCTGCCGACGCCGTTTCAAGATCAACACCCAGCGTGGCGGCAACCGGCGCAACATATTTCATGGTTTCGCCAAGCATTTGCAGGTCAGTGTTTGAGCGCGTAAACGTTGCCACCAGGCTGTCCCCGACGCGGCTCATTTGTGCAGCGGGCAGCTTGAAGCCCGTCAGAATATTTGAACCAATATCGGCGGTTGTTCCCAGATCCGTGCCGCCCGCCAGAGACATATTGAGGGTGCCGGGCATGGCTCCTTTTATCTGCTCCGGGCTGAATCCCGCCATTGCATAGAATCCCTGCCCCTGCGCCACGTCGTTAGCGGTAAACGCTGTCGTGGCTCCCAGATATCTGCCCTGCTCACGCAGCGATGCCAGCTCTTTTGAATCCGCCCTGAGCCTCGTCAGAGCCTGCACTTTTGACATACCCTGCGAGAAATCGAAACCCGGCGAAAGCGTGCGCTTTTCTGTATAAAGCATACCTGCCCCGGCACCGGTCATCGCCGCGCCGTGTGCCGCCATGCTGTTTCTGAGATCCCGTGTTTTATCCATACGGGCGCGCATTGCCTGCAGTTTTTGCTGGCGATCACCCAGTTTTTTCAGCTCCCGCTGCTGCTGTTCAATCGCTTCCGTGGCGGCGCTGGCGTCTGTTTTTAACCGGCGCTGTGCGGCACTCAGCTGCTTTGTATTAATTCCGGCAGCGCTCAGTGCGCCCCGCTGCTGCTGTACCGAGCGCAGCAGCCCGTTATAACTCTGCTGCAGCTCATTTGCGCGGTTCTTCGCCTGCTCCAGCACGCGGGCCTGCTGCGCCGTGGGTCGGCTGGTTTCGGTAAACTGCTTTGCCAGCGCGGCGGCCTCCTGCCGCGCCGAGGCCAGATTTTTTTCTGTGATGGCAAGCTGCTGGCGTGTCTTACGAAAGCCGTCAATACGCCCGGCCTGGTCGTTCAGATTTTTAAGGCTTTCTTTGCTGGCTTTGAGGGCGGCGGACAGCTCCTTAGAGCCGTCGCGCGCATTTCGGAAAGGGCGGGTAATTTTATCAACCGCCCTGAGCACCACCTGCAGGCGCAGGTTTCTGTCACTCATCGTCACCGGCTCCGTTACGCAGAATCGCTTTGTGCCGCCACTCCAGCAGGTCCGTCAGCGACTCCGCGAACATGACCGGTGGCGGCCAGTGAAACACGGTAGCAACGTCTGCTACCAGATCGTCAACGGTCAGCTCTCCGGGAAAGCTGACAGCGCCGACCTCGGCAACAAAAAAGTGACCACCTCCACCGACAAAGCCAGCAGATCGGCAGGGTCCATCTCCGCAATCTCCTGCGCGGTCAGCGCTGGCATGGACACGCGGGGCAGCACGGACATTACCGCGTTAACGTCCATTTCCATCAATGCCTGCAGGCGTACACCGCGCAGCGCACCAGACTGCGGCTTGCGCAGGACAATATCTTTAATCTCGGTTTTACCGCGTTTAATCGGCGTGTCCAGGACGACGGTTTTTTCTTTAATTTCGCTCATATTCTTAATCCGGTTAATAAAATTAAAATGGCAGCAGGCCAGCGCCTGCCGCTGTAATTACAGACCCAGCGCGTTGCGGTGCGCTTCCATCAGGTCCTTGCCGTCCACAATGTGAATCATGTTCACCACGTCCACCTCGTAGAGCACCTCACCGTTGATGGTGAGTTTGGCGTAGGTGTTGGTTGCGGACACCTTCGTGGTGCTGGACTCGCCGGTTTTCCACTCGCCGGAGTCCATCTCCTTGTAGCGCCCGCGCGTGACCAGCTCCACCGCCTGCACCTCGGCGGTGTCGTCGCGCTGGATGGAACCGGTGAAGCGCAGCATCACGCCGTCCACGGTGTCGGTGCCCATCTGCTTAAACAGCAGCGCCTCGGTGCCACCCACGGTGAACTCCGTATCCAGCGCGCCGTCGTCCAGACCCATGTCGATGTCCACCGCGCCCGGCATTCCGCCGCCGCGATATTTCTCAAACTTGCGGGTCAGTTTCGGCAGGGTCAGCGACTCCACGATGCCCTGCCAGTTGTTCCCGTCGTTAAACAGGTTCAGGTGTTTCAGCTTGCGGGGTAATGCCATTTCTCAGTCTCCTTATGCGCTCACGCGGCTGGCAAAGTTCACCAGGTAGCGGTCGCTGATGCGCTGACGCAGCATCAGGTTTTCAAGCGGCGGCACCGGGGTGTAGTCGTAGTCAATGGTGAGCTTTCCGGCTTTCAGCGTCTCTTTGTCATTCACGCTCTCGTCCAGCCAGCAGTCAGCGCCAATCAGATAGCCCTGATTAACCAGGCTGCGCAGCTTCGCGCGAGTGCTTTCGATAATGTCGCGGGCCAGCGACGGGTTCAGCGGGCCGTCAACGGACCACATCTGCGCCTCTGCCATCGTGTCCATCAGCACCTGCGCGGTGCGGGTGTAGCACTCAAACGCAAACAGCGGATCGTCACTCAGGCAGCGGGAACCCCAGAAGCGGTAGCCGTCGCTGCGGATAAGCGTGGTGATGTCGTTCTGGTTCAGCAGCCCCGCGTCGGTTGCCGGGTCCTGCAGGTCCCAGAACACATCTTTAGAAATGCCGGTCACGCCGTTCACGCCGACGTTGGAAAGCGACTTGTGCCACCCTGTCTGCTCATCGATTTTGGCGCGCAGGCCAAGCGCGCGGGCCGTGGCGTAGGCCGTGGCGTCCGCGTTCAGCACGGTGTCAAAGTTGATAAAGTCCGGCCAGATCAGCATTCCCTCGCGCTGACTGAAATTAGCGCGGTAGGCAATCGCCTCCTCAACGCTTTTACAGCCGTAGGCAGAGAGGTAGGAAAAACCGCGCAGGCTCTGCGCCACGCTCAGCAGTTCGGTTGATACCGCCTGCGTGTCGTGTCCCGGCACACCCAGAATGCGGGGCTTTACGCCACACACCGACTGCGCGGCCAGCAGCGCTTTCATGCCCGTGCGCTGCCCGTCGGTCACGCCGCCGATGATGTTGGATGTGGTTTCCGCCTCGGTTTCGCCCTGCGGTACGCGAACCACGACGGTGACGGGACTTGACTGGTCAGCAATGGCGTCCAGCGAGCGGGCAAGCGTGCCGGACTCGCCTGCCTTGCCGCTGGCGGCCAGCACGTCGGTGAGCAGCACCGGGCGGTTCAGCGGAAAGGCTTTCGCGTCCGCGTCGTCGCCGGTGCAGACCAGCCCGACAACGGCCGTGCTGACGGTTCTGATGGGTCGGGTGCCCTCGTTGACTTCCTCAACGCGCACGCCGTGATGATAATCCTGTGCCATATGGCGGTTCTCCTGTGAAGGGGTTCCGCTATGGTGCTGCGTGCCGGGCGCGGGCGCATCCTGCCGGCGTTGTGCGAACAATGGCACAAAAGAAACAGGCCCGTTTCCGGGCCTGATGTCATGCGGCGGGTCTGTCCGGCCAGATAACGTAAGGGGCAAGCGTGACATCCACTGCCTGCAGGGCATCAGCGTAGCGCATCCACTCAATCAGCTTTGCCCGGTTGGTGTCGCTCAGCATCCCCAGCGCAAGCTGCGTCTGCCACGTCTGCGTTACCCGGTTAACCTCTGCGAGCTTTTGCGTGCGCAGGCTTTCAGCCTCTTTTTCCTGCGCCGCTTTCTGCGCCACCGTATCAGTCACCCACGCGGTTCCCGTCCAGGTATCAAAGACCGATACGGGCGCAACCAGCGTCAGCGCCTCAGCCAGCGGCCCCACGGCGGAAACAGTAACGGCTTTGCCCGTCGCTTTCTCGTAAGCGGTCTGCCCGCGCAAATCGTCTACCACCTCCCAGCCGTCCGTTGCCAGCCGCGCCACGCGGTTCTCTCCCTCGCTGACGAAAGGCGGGGCGGTCAGCGTACACCAGGCGGGCAGCCCCACGCCTTTTGTGACCGGCTCCTGAACCTCACCTGAAAAAATACCGGTTACAGGATCGGCATTATACGCCGTCACCACGCCGTCAGCCGTTGCCAGCCCGCTCTCAAATGCCACGTTTTCCATCAGGCAGCCCTCACTATGTAGTTAAAAGCAATGTTGCGCGGGCGCATGGTGATCCACGCACCATAATTACCGGACAGTCCCACAGGGTCCTGCGCCGCACCTATGCAGTTATCTGTCATAATCGCATCAAGGTTTCCCGCGTTGGACGGGATTCGCGCCCCTGCAGGCTGCTGGTTTGATACGGAGTCGGCGGAAACAAAAGGTGTGCCGACAGTGGCATTATCCCGCGTCTGGTCAACGCCAAAGTAATCCAGCGCCGCCGTTCTGATGCCGGTTGCATCCTGACCAGTCAGCAGCCCCCGCCCGGTATCGACTTTGCGCCCGTCATCCCAGCCCCTGATAAACTCGCCGCGCAGGTCTGGCAGTTTCAGTGACGGGTAGGCTTTCGCCAGCTCCGGGTAATCTTTAGCGCTGAAAGCGGCTCCGTTACATCTCAGCCAGCCAGACGGGGGCGCAGCCGCAGGCCACGGCATGGGAACACCCACGGGCACTAAGTTGTTCTGTATTGAATCAGCTCGCACCAGCTCAACCCATGCCGACCAGCCGTTTGCACTGGTACTGGTTCTTGTAAAACGCTGGTTGGCGGTTGTGGCATGATAAATCTGACGAATAACGCTGCCGGTTCCAGAGGCTACTACATCAAGAAAACCATATGCGCTGCCTGCAGGCCCGTTTAAATAGTTCCCGTAATAAGTTCCGCTTTCTGTAAGCATATTAGCGTCGGTTTGCGCGCCAAGCTCAATCGGGCGCATCGTGGTTTGCGTCCACTCAGTCCATGTTATAGCTGCTCCTGAAACCGTTCCGTACCTCACCCAGCGGCGGTTTGCATAAGCAGCCGTTGCCACCGCAGTAGCAAACTCCTGAATAAATCGCGTATCACTGTAATTCAGCTGTACGAGTATGCCGATTGAACCGGTACACGGATTGTTTGGCGCATCAGCTGAAACAGGATAGACACCCGCTTTTGAAACAGCGTTCAGATCGGACGATATACCACTCATAACCGGCACAATGTCTGATAACTTTGCAATCTCGTTCCACGCACTCCATGCTGTGCCGCTCAGCGTGCGCTGCCAGGTTCTGTTGGAGTAATCCCCTGCCGGACTTACGATAGAAGTAAACGTCTGTTTTACCGAGTTCTCACTCAGTCTTAGCTTGACCTCAAGAATACCTGTAAGCCCGGACGGTACAGGCCCATTAATGTTTGCCATGCCGGTTACAGAGTATGTGCCTGGCGTCACAACATTGTTCAGGTCTGATGAAACATAGCCCTGCACAGGCTGATCGCCGATAAGTTTCCACGTCTCCCATTGCGGCACTGTATCGTTCCATGCAGCGGCGAGAGAGCGGACGTAAACAGCCCCCATTCTGGTTGAATAACGCTGCGTGCCTCCCCATGAGCCGCCTTTGAATACCTCAAGTATTCCAACGCTCTGCTCCGGCAGGTCAAGTACTAATGTTACCGTAG